ATTAGAGCGGTTAATGGAGCAAATAGACCTATGCCAGCGGCTAGCATGACCATAGCCAGCGGCTAGCATGACCATAGACAGCGGCTAACCCTGACTGCTTGACCATATACCCCCATATTATATATTTTCTCTTAAATATTTATTATTATTATTAATATAAAAAGAATAATATGAGGGTATACTATCAGTTCTCCCATCTTATCTTGGAGAACGATCCCTCACTAATAATTTAATTGTGAACCCCGCCCTTGCCATCCCCTTATAGGGTGAAGGAGTAAGATACAATTTTTTCGCACAAACTCTTGTATCTTACACTTGAATTCCAAATTAAAGAGGGAAAATGTCAATCGAACGCGCATCGGGTGACTTTGACCCCGAAAGGTGCCAAGGAATTACCTCATTCGGCCCCTGTCCGAACAAAGGAACCCTTCTCCAAGATGGTACTCGCTCGAAATATTGTCTCGTTCACGGTGGCGCAGTTGCTTTGAAAGCCGAAGCTAATGCTCTAAAAGCCGGTTACCGCCTTGAAAAATGGAATCTTAAGATCCAAGAGTTCGCAAACGCACCAGCCTTGAAATCTCTGCGTGATGAAATCTGCATCCTCCGCATGACTCTCGAAAATGAACTCAACATGCTTGATGACGAACATGCCCTTATGATGCGCTCTGGCACCGTTTCCAATCTCATCGCTCAGATCACCAATACAGTCAAGCAATGCGACGCCCTTGAAACGAAGATGGGAATGTACCTCGACAAAGGAGCCATATTGCAATTCGTCAATGCACTTATCACTCTTCTAGAAGATGAAATCAAAGATCCTGATATCCTAGCTTCGCTTTCTGAGAAAATCCCAACCCTCCTTGACTCAATCGTGCCAGTTCAAGAATAATGAACCACTCATTAGTCACCCTTTTCAAAAACCGTATCCGAGAGGGTTTGAAACGATCAAGCATTAGCAACTGTTCCGATTGGGCCATTCGCTACCGTGTAATGGGTAAGCCTCGCCCTGGCAATTGGTCCTTTCAGTATCACCCTTGGTTACGGGAAATGCACAATTGTCAAGATGATATGATCGGTCAAAAGAGCGCCCAAATGGGTTTCACCGAAGTCGCCCTGAATCTTGCATTCTACACCATTGACATTCATGGCGAATCTGTCCTCTACATCTTGCCTGCGAATAAGCCAGATGCAACTGACTTCTCAACCAGCCGTTTCGACCCAGCTCTTGAACTTTCACCTCATCTCAAATCGCTATTTTCTGATGTCAAGAACATCGGTCATAAGCGGGCTGGCTCCGCTTCACTCTTCATCCGTGGCTCTCGCTCCCGCTCCCAATTGAAATCATTACCTGTTTCCTTGATCATCGGCGACGAAGTGGCGGAAATGAATCAAGATAACCTGAAGCTGGCATTTGAACGCCAATCCGGTCAATCCCGTCGCCAAAAGTACCTCATTTCGACACCCACGATCGAAGATTGCGACATCAATAGTTATTTCAAGAACAGCACTCAAGATCAATTCTTCTTCAAATGCCCTCACTCGAACAAATGGATTAATCTCACATTCCCCGAATGCTTGGTAATCACAGCAGACGATCCCAATGATCCCAATATCAGAAATTCGCATCTTATAAGCCCCGTTTCTAAGAAGCCGCTGTTGCATTCCGAAAAACCCCAGTTTCTGTCCACTGGTCACTGGGTGCCATCAAAAGCAAATGCAATGTATCGTGGGTTCCATGTCAATCAGCTCTACTCCTGTATGCTTGAACCTTACGAAATAGCGAAATCTTATCTCTTATCATTAACGAACCCAACTGATGAACAAGAATTCTACAACAACAAGCTTGGTTTGACCCACGAAGTCAAGGGTGCAAGAATCACTGACGCCACAATTGATCAAAATATCGGTTCATTCCTCACTGGTACAGAAAACATCAGCCCTAATAAGATCAGAACCCTCGGAATCGACGTTGGCACCTTCTTCCACTACGTCATAATGGAATGGACCTTTGACAAATCAGTCACACCTGATATTAATGCACTTGCCATTCCCAAAGTGATCGCTTTTGGTAAGCACAAAGATGAACTATTCCTCGATACCTTGATGAAAGAGTATAAGATTCATGCGGCTGTAATTGATATGCAACCGGAGACGCGTATCGCACTCCAATTTGCCCAACGTTTCTATCCACTTGTGAGATTGTGCCACTATGACGACTCTCTTTCCGCTCGTGACCTAAAAGATTATGCCGAAGAATCTCGACTCAATGCGAATCGAACCTCTTGGCTTGACATCACTCTTGGTCGCTACACTTCTAAGAGAATCATTCTTCCCAAGAATATCGATGTTGAGTTCCGTGAGCATATCAAAGCTCAAGTCCGTGTGTACAAGAAGGATGAACAAGGGAACCCAATCGCTCGCTACCAGAAAGCCGATTCAGCTGGAGACCACTATGCCCACGCTTCAAACTACGCAGAAATCGCACTTCCGCTTGCAGCGAGACTCCTGAAATGACATATAATTTCATCAGCTACCCCTTCAGTGGTTACCTTTGGACTACACAATATTGGACTACATCACATTCTTGGACCGCATCTTATCCTTGGACTACAAACCACTGGACCCGCTCACAATGACAAATCCGCTCACAATGACACATCCGCTCACAATGACAAATCCGCTCACAATGACACATCCGCTCACAATGACACATCCGCTCACAATGACACAGCCTTGGACCCAATCACAATGACACACCCTTGGACCAAAAATTACTCGCTCTATCGTCAAATTCTCAGTGAACCTGAACGTTTCATCTTGAATTACTTAGTTCCCAACATCAATGAATCAGAAGCGGCTTTCAAGCGCCGTGTTTTGCTATCTCCGAGCTTCTCAATCGTCAAAAATAACATCGAGAAGATCAAGAATGCGTTTGTTCGCGAATTCCACAAGATTCTGAGACTCGGTGGCCCCGTTAGTTACCATCGTTTCGTCTACCAAACGCAAACGATGGACGCTTTTCTTGCAAATAACATCGTTTCCGAAGTCCTCGGAATGGGTCGCGTCGCCATTTTCGTCGATCGAAGCCCTCAAGATGAGTCCGCGAATCGTTCAGCGAAGTTCACAAACCCTCCTTATCTTCATTATTTCACTGCTGAGCACATCAATGAACTAAGATACGATCGAAATACACTGGTTTTCGCCAGCCTCGTGTCCTGGAACGATGCTTACCCTACTCAAATCACCCTTGAATTGACTCCCGACGGTGTTGTTGCCACTCACGGCGATTCAGAAAGCTACATCTTGGCACTCCCTGAGATCCCGCTTGTAGTTATCGACCTCGGAGTGGGTTTGATTGAGTCGGTTGCTCGTCATCAAATCGCTCTTCTTAATATCGAAAGCAGCTCTACCCTCAATGTGATCAATACCAATTTCCCGATCTACACTGAACAAGTGGATGCAATGCAAACTCTTGCCGATATTGTCAAAAATGCAGAAACTGAAGAAGTGAAAGTCGGTCCCGAAGATGGACGCCGCTATTCCAAGGGTCTGGAACGTCCACAGTTCATTAATCCATCTTCAGAACCTGTCAAAGCCTCCATTTTGAAGGAAAATCAGCTCATTTCTCAGATTAATGAAATGATGGGTTTCGATGCAGAAGGAAATATTCACATTTTAACGAATCTATCTTACTTGTTTGAAGCTGCTGAACGCAAAATCGCCGAACTTTGGGCAATGTACACCTCTGAAGATCCTCCTTTGATCGAATATCCCAAAGAATTCCCCATGATCGTGGATACGGATTATATCACGAAGCTGTTTGACTTCGTTGATCGAATCCCTGTTCGCAGCTACAAAGAAGCTCTTCTTTCAAAGATCAGCGGTATGCTGATTCCCGGTCTCGTGATCGACGAAGAACTCACTTCACTCCCCGCCCTTGAAACCCGGCCCAAAGATATCTACGAAGATCTCAGAAACGGTCTTTTGTCAGTCAAAACGGCCTCTTTGCTTCGCGGCTATGCTGAAGATGAGCACGTTCAAGCTCGCGAAGATCATATTGACCGCTTGAAACGGATTCAAGCAGCCCAAACAAGCCCCGGAGCCGCCGCTCGTGGCCTACCGGACCTTGACCCTAATCCCGATTCCGGTAAGATTGAAAAAGAGGGTAAGCCTCAGAGAGGAGAAGGAAATGATCCTAGCTCTTGATTCAAGAAACCTACTTGTAGCTGCGCTTGCCGGTGAACTCGACGGTGGAACCATTGAATTCAGAACTGCCGGTAACGCAGTTGTAGCGACGCTCACTCTTGATGACCCTGCTTTTGGCTCACCAAGCAATGGCTCCGTGATCGCTAATCCAATTGGCTCAGACACGAATGCAGCCGGTGGTACAATCAGCAAAGCCATCTTCAAAAGCAGCGGCAATGACACCGTTTTTGAAGCATCTGTCACTGTCACAGGCGGTGGCGGCGATATCCAAGGTGCTTCAGTTGTGATTGCTCCGAATGAAACTGTCTCAATCAGCTCTTTGACACTGACGCAGCCTGCAACATGAGACAGCTCCGTGCCAAAAATAATGGCGGTCTCAACCTTACCAAAGTCAACGGACCTCCTAATTATTGGGATATTGGAATTTCAGCAGGCAATACTCCTAATATTAATGTACCTCTTCACCTTGTTGGATTGAGCAACAGTGGAAATGTTTCTAAGACACTGACTTCAGACTTCAGTGCCATCTTAGGAGTTCCATTTTCTCAATACACCGAGCATGTTGTATCGAATAATTCAGACTTCAATTTCGAGATCACCGCTCCCAATAACAAGTTCATTGTTCTGTATGTCAATGCTTTGAGCGGAACTCATACCAAAAACATCTTTCTCCCAAACATGATTGGGACTGAAGATATAGTCAATGGAACTGCAATCGAAGTGGTCATTGATTTGAATGCAACAAACACCGTGAATGTGAGAAACCAAGCCAACGTCATCTTGAAAGCTGAAAATCCGGGCTCAGCACGCACGTCCCAATACACTTTCATCAAGACAAGCGGTGGCTGGAAGCTTCTTACGCTCGGAACGATGGCGCAGCAGAACGCTAATTCGGTAGCCATTACCGGCGGAACGATCAACGGAACCAAAATTGGTGAAACCAACGCGGAAACCGCTCGCTTCTCTCAGCTGAAAATCACTAATACGACATTTGGATCCCCTGATCGTTGGGTAGGGCTTAGCCCTTCTGGTGATTTCACGTCCCCCGCTGCGACGCCCGGAATGCCCATCTCCATCGGCGGTACCGGAGCGACGACGCCAGCAGGCGCGCGCACCAATCTTGGTCTCGGCAGCGCGGCCGAGCGCGACGCGAACGCCTTCACCAACCGGCCGCTGATGATCAACGTCAGCGGCGGCACGACGCGCAACCTGCTTGCCAGCGAGAGCGGCGCAATGGTGCTGATGAATAATAGCGCAGGCAACAACATCGTCAATTTGCCGATCGAACCTCCCAACGGAACATACTACTGGATTTGGGTCATCGGCGGTGGTAGCGCTGAACAAATCGTCAACGCATCAGAGCAAGGTTTTGCAGGCAACGGATCAATTGACGGCATATCTTCAGTTGGTTCGACCGGCGCAAACTTCGCCACGATGCTGGTGGTCTACGTCGCTCAATATGAAGTGTGGCATGTCATCTACAACGACGGCTGGACCAACACAATCTAAGGAGCAACCATGAGCAGCTTCGACCTAGAAAGATATATCGCGAGCGGGGCAGCGGTTGACCAGTTGAGCCCTGCACTTGAGCAGGCCCGCTTTGCAACAGCAGATACCGAGCGGGCCCTTGCCGAACTCGACCGACGGAACGTTGCGGCGATTCGCGCCCTCGCAGGCGGGGAGCAGGCCGCGCAGGAAGCCCATGAAAGCAACCTGCCGTTTCTGTACGAGGTCAGAAACAGCCGAGCCCCGCAATACATCGCCGGGCTCCGGCAACTCGCCGACAGCATTGAAGCTGCTCTCCCCATCTTAGACAACGTAATTGATGGTTGGGAGCCACCGCAATGAACATCTTTTATCTAATCTGGCGAATGTTCAAAGCCGCGATTCTTGAATTAACTTCAAAGAAGGAGAACAAGAAGTGAAACGAACACTCGGAAGCGTTATGCTCATCTTGCTAGCAGGTTGTGCAACTCCGAAAGCGACCTATGAGCAGGGTGTGGCAGCTGGTGCGATTCAAGTAATGACACAAAAGCTTGAAGAAACCAAGTATCAGCGCCAGCAATCATTGATCAATCGAATCATTGAACTCGAAGATCAGAATCACTTGGAAATTGCGACTCAGGCAATGAATGAAGCCCGATCGCTTCGGAATCCGGCACTAGCGGCTGATCAAGGTTGGAAAGCATCTCAAGCATATAATGCCGCTCGCGCCAAGACGCGCTCCATTTGGCTCGCTGATCTCGAAGCAGCTGCCATTGATCGAGACAACTCGTTGCAATTGGGTGAAGCCGCTATCGATCTTCATCGTATGAGCCTTCGTCAAGATGCAGCCCGTTCCAAGTTTCAAAAGGAGACGCTCACAGGTTTGATTGAACTTGGTAGCTTGGCTATTGAAGCTGATCAAAATCGCAAGCGACTTCGCAAACCTGAACCTGAACCTACTCCCACTCCCACTCCCGCTCCTGAAGGAGTTGAAGAATGAGAAAGCCTACACGATCTGACCTTCAAGCTGCGATTGCCAAATACAAAGATGGAAATAACCCGCTCACTGTTGAACAAGCAACCGATGTTGCTTTTGATCTTATGAACAAGGCGCTTGATGATGAGCGACATGATTCAGAAATTCTCGCTCGTCTTGAAAAGCTTAATTCCAGTTACCAAGTTGGTAAGGGAACTGGAATCGGACCTGCTTTCCAAGCAAACGCAGTAGCCGAGTTTCGTAAGCTTGCCAACGAACGTCACGATGCAGCCTTGGCTCAAGATGTAGCAAACTGGGAGCGTAATCGCGAAATCATCTTCGGAGCTATCAAAGCAGGTATCGCCATTTACGCAACTGGCGGCTCTCTTGAGATGGTGGGTGCTGCATTGATGCCTGCAATTGCAGCGATTCAAAGCGAAGCTGAAGTCTGATGCCTACCGCACAGTTGCTTGCGACAGTCAACGGCGGTCTCCAGTTTGAAGAATCGGGTACAGACCCATTTTTCTACAATGCTCGTCTGATTCCGAGCAACTGTGCCACTCTTACAAACACGAGCACGCTCTCTTGGCTGATGGGTTTCAATAATGGCAATTTGACTGTGAAAATTTCACCCACTGACTACATCAACAACGTCCCAATCAGTAGAAACGTAGGTAACTCCGGTCAACGCGGCATCTTCTATGAATCAAGTAATGCCGGAACTGGTGAAGTACAACGGTGGATCTATCAACATCGAGCCTCGAACACTGGAACGAACGCAAGAATTTTAACAGCAGGCCAAGAATTTTTGCTTCTTGTATCTGGACGCTCTACTGATTTGAACTCATTACCAACGAACTATGACGGATTGAGCATCGTTGCCAATGATACCGCTTACTTCATTACAGGTGTAGCGGCTGGAACTGGGGTTTTTCGAGATATTATCATTAGACGTGGTGCAACTGGTGGTTTTCGAGTCGCTGCTTCTTCAATTGCTCCGGTCTCGACTATGGATCTTGGAACTGCTGCCAATCCTTGGACCAATGTCTACATTGGTGAAATTCAATGGAATGAAGATGAGCAACCTGTTGTTCGAGCCTCTAATGGTCGCTTAAAAGTTGCTCATAATGCCGCAAACGGAACTTTTGACGTATCCAACATCAGTCAATTGGTGATCGTCAATGGTCTCATCACGCAGGTGATTGAATACTAATGCCTACGTTCTCTGGAACAATCACACTTCCTGTTCAATTTCCAACTGGACGTTATCATAATTACGTCACTTGGGTCACAATTGAAGAAGCTAATGCCTTTGCTGATAATGATTTTTATAATGACCCTTGGATTCGAGCTAATGCTGATAAGAAGCGTCGAGCCTTGATCACTGCAACTAATTCAATGAAAGTCTTGAACTGGGATGAACTACCTGAAGAAATCCCTAATGACCTGAAGCAGGCTTGCTATTATATTGCAATTTCTCTTCTTGAAGGTTTTGACCCTGAGTATGAATATAAGAATGTGAATCTGACTTCGCAATCGTATGGTTCGGTCAAGACATCTTATGAACCGAACGTTCTGGCTCGCAACAAAATCGCTGGCATCGCAAGTGCCCGCGCGTGGTTCATCATCGTCAAATATCTCAAAGACCCGAATCGGATTAAGTATCGGGCTACAAAGGATCAAGAATGACCTGGCTTCGCAAATACCTCATCCCACATGAAGATGAATCGGCACCTCCTCCTACCCAATCGAACCCCGATGTCGATAAGATCGTCGAAGAACGTGTCAAAGAAGCACTAAGCAAAGCCAGTGAAAAGTGGCTTGCTGAAGTGAACACGCTCAAGGAAAAGACGAAGCTCACTGCTGCTGAGAAAGAGAAACTTGCTGAACGCATCGAGCAGCTTCAATCCGAATACATGACAAAGGAGCAGCTTGCTGCCAAAGAAGCAGCGAAGCTGTCGAAGAAGTTTGAAACCGAGATCGAAGCTCTGAAAGCGGAAAACGCCCTCTGGAAAAATCAGTTCATTGATACAACCGTCAATCGAGAGATTACTGAAGCTGCAATTAAGCATAATGCTTTCAATCCGCAGCAGGTGATCGCTATCCTCAAGCCCCAGACGAATATGGTGGAAGAGGTTGATGAGACTGGTGAGAAGACGGGACGCCTTGTTCCCAAAGTCAAGTTACCCACTATTGACCCGAAAACGAAGAAGCCCGTAACTTTGGAACTGTCGATTGCAGATGCTGTGGCCCAAATCGCCGAACAGGACGAGTATCTCAACCTGTTCAAAGATAAGGGAACTACAGGCCCTGGCTTCCGACAGAGCGCCAACAAGAAAGTGGATGTTCTTGAGTTGGCCAAAGACCCTGAATCCTACCGAGCATGGCGCTCGCAGATGCAAAAGGAAAAGAAAAATGCTGGCTAAGAACCACACCCGCAAGTACCCAGTTCCGCACAGCTTCGACTACGGAACTCGCAACCGGGCAGTTGTCCCGGAGATCTGGGCTCAAGAAGCTCTGATCATCTTGGAAGAGAACGTTGTGATGCCCAACCTCGTCAACCTTGACTTCAGCAATGAAGTTGCGGCTTTCGGTGACGTGGTTAATACCCGTCGCCCTGGCAAGGTCAATCCTCAGAACAAGGGGATGAACGGTGAAATTCGACCCACTAACACGTCCGCTGAAAATATCGCTGTTCCACTTGACCAGCATATTTATCAGGCGTTTGAAATCCCTGATCGTATCGGTTCTATTAGCCGCTATGATCTTATTGGAATGCATCTTCGTCCCGCGATTCAAGCCATTGCGCGTCAGATTGATACTATCCTTCTTGGTCAGAGCAACCGCTTCCTTCACAACACGGTTGGTAAGCTCGGTACCTCTCCTACGAAAGATACGCTGATCGATCTTGATGCTAAGATGGACAGCCTGCTTTTCCCAGAAGGTGATGATCGCTTCTGCGTCTTGGACACGGCTGGTAAGGCCGCTCTTCTGAAGGAAACGCAGATCACTGACGCCGATCGTCGTGGCGACGGCGGTGCTGCTCTCCGCAACGGGCAGATCGGGCGTGTGTACAACACCAACTACTTCACCAGTACGAACCGCATTCCCATCAAGGGCGGCGCTTCTCTCACTACGAGCGCCGGCGCAGTGAATAATACTGCCGGTTACCCTGAAGGTACGACCGTCTTGACTGTGGATGGTATCACTGGTGTCATTCCCGTTGGAACATGGTGTACTATCGCCGGTGACATGACTCCTCAGCAGGTTCTTGCAACTGTTGAAACCACTGGTAACACGACTCAGATCACTCTTCGTTACGGCCTCCGTCACAACGTTCTTGACAATGCGGTGATTACGTTCTACACCGCTGGTAATGTCAACTTCGTTGACGGTTATGCGGCTGGTCACGAAGAAGAAATCCTGATTAACAACTTCACTGCGAATCGCGCTCCTCAAGTTGGTCAGCTTGTCACCTTTGGCACTACGCAGGAGATCTACACAGCGCTCCGTCTTGGTGTTGGTACCAATGGCGCTCCGCTTAGCCGCGATACGAACCTGAAGCTCGATCGTCCGCTTGCTGCGGCGATTGCAAACGCAACTCGCGTCAACCCCGGTCCGGCTGGTTCTTACAACTTCGCCTTCCACCGGAACGCAATCACCATGGTTTCCCGTCCGCTTGAAGTTGTTGGCGAAGGTATGGGTGCTCGCTCCTTCGTTGCAAGCTACGGTAACTGGGCGATTCGTGTCACCATGAGCTATGAACCTAAGCGGCAGAAGACGCTTGTTGTTGTCGATCTTCTGTTTGGTGTTCAGGTTCTTGACCCGAACCTTGGCGTCGTGATGCTTGCTTAATGAAACTCCCGCACAGTTCAGAAGAGGTCAAAGCTCTATTCTTCGTCGTTAGTATCGCAGCTTTTGCAGGAGTATCGCGGATGCTCTACGGCGATGAGCCTTTGGCGAAGCGTAGATTGTTTGGAAGCCTCGCGACTTCGATGGTAGCAGCCATTATTATCTATGGTGCTACGATTCACAGTGTCGGAGAACTTGGAGGCTACCCAAGCGCTGCAATAGGTGCTGTGTGCGGGACTTTCACTGACCTCGTTCTGAAGAAAATCCATTCTCGAATTCTGAAAGAGACTTAATAATGAACAATCGACAGGAAGTCAAAAATGCTCTGTATGTGTTACGCCAAGCTTTTGGACAACCTGTCACTGTCCGTAAGTTCCTCGAACGCATAACAGACTACAGCACGGGCCAAACGATCTCTCAGTATGAAGATGTTGAGATTTACCGTGCTGTAGTCTGGGACAGTAGCACATATCAGCACCATGTGTATGGTCCAGCGTTCAATGCAGTTGCTCGTGAACTTGCATTTGGCGGACACTTCTTGAAGACAATGAAAAACATGCTGATTGAAGATCGAATCACTGAGAAAGACTTAGTCGTAATTAGTGAGAAGACTTACACAGTTGGAAAAGTCAGAGAGCTAGATGATGGAATCGGGTACATGGTTATCCTACTTGCAGAGGGTGAAGATGCTACCTAACCTCTTAGCGAACCTGTCTCGATCAATTGTCTTGCACTTTGATACTCGGCGCCAAGGTTTGAAGATGCACATCGAGGGTATACCCCGTGACCCACGCGAAGTGAACAACATGTTTGAACTTCGCTGGCAAGGGCCTCAGGTGCTTGAAAGCTCTGGTACTGAGCGAATTCAACTGCGAATCCAATTGCTGACTTACGGCAAAGTAACAAACAATCTCTACGAGATTGACAATGTTTTGCAAATCCTTCACGATGCATTGACTGACATTCTCGTTGTTGATTCAAATAATAACGAACTGTTCTGTTTGCGTCGTGATAGTGAAAAACCCGTTCGTGTAACCAAGATGGGTCAGCTTGATCCATCGTTACCCATGACCCAAGCTCTAGTTGAAGCGTGGTATACCACCTTCACTTGAGTAAAAAGGTGCTTAAGATGCGTAGCTACCTCGTTCCTCACGCAGTTGTGCAGATTCGAGATGCCACTATCATTGTCAAAGATGGAGGCTCGCGATCTGCTCAGATCAAGATTGGTGAAGGCGACCTGACCTTTTCCGAGAAGAAGACTATTGAATACATGCCCGATCGCGGCATTCTTGATGAAGTTCGTGAAGGTGATGATGTTCCGCTTGAAGTGAGTGTCCAAGGAATGTGGACCTATATCCAAGGCACTACTCAAGGTGCCGAGGCTGTTCGCGAAATTCTCTGGGGTTTGAATGGCGCTGTCAGTACAAGCACTGATACTTGTCAACCGTACTCTTGCGACATTGAAATCACCCTCCAACCGCCTTGTACTGGGTTCACTAAGACGATTAAGTTCCCTGAATTCCGTGCTGAAAATGTTGACTTTGGTGTCCGTGGATCTACATTCTCCTTTTCTGGAAAATGCAACACGACGCGTGCCATCTTTGAAGATGGAAGCGGTACTGGTACTGGAACGTAACATCGACCTAGGCAGCCTAATCGCTGCCTAGGTCTATCTCACAAAGAAAGATCAGTTATGAAAATCGGAAACCGCAGTCTCGACCTCACTTTTATGGAATATCTGGCTGTTCCTGGAACCGACATTGTGTTCCATATTAAGCCACTGACGAAGAGTGATCGTG